TTCGTCACCTATTTCATCGGAATTGTCTATATTGTATATGATACCATTTGTTTCACTTGTAATATAGTATTTTTTTTTGCCTATAGTGTATTCAAACACTTCATCTTCGACTTCCTCTACTTCCTCGACTTCCTCCACCTCTTCCTCCTCGACTTCCTCGACTTCCTCCACCTCTTCCTCCTCGACTTCCTCGACTTCCTCCTCCTCTTCCTCCACCTCTTCCTCCACCTCTTCCTCCACCTCTTCATCCTCGACTTCCTCCACCTCTTCATCCTCGACTTCCTCCACCTCTTCCTCCTCGACTTCCTCCACCTCGACTTCCTCCACCTCGACTTCTTCTTCCTCGACTTCCTCCACATCCTCCACATCCTCAACTTCCTCCTCTACTTCTTCCATTTCCTCGACCTCCTCTACTTCCTCCTCTACTTCTTCCATTTCCTCGACCTCCTCTACTTCCTCTTCCTCGACTTCGACATCATCATCATCCACAAGTTCATACACAATATTCGGTTTATCCGTCGTTTCTTTTTCAACCTTTATAAATACAACATCATCGGTCGTTTTCGGTACGACAGGTCCTACAGGAATTATTCTGTTTGACAACCGCAAAATCAATTTAGTCAGTTTTTTATTTTCCTTTATCAATTTTTGATTCTGGCGTTTCAATTCTTCCACAATAGAAGAATTCATAATCAAGTCATAGGCTTCTTTGTATTTTTTATACTTTTTAATTTCAGGGTTTGCCCGTTTAAATGAATCATCAATTTGACTATTCAAATCAGTCTTTAATTCTTCAAATATGACGTGTATATTGGAGTTGGACATTAATCTAATCTAATAATATTTTGCAAAATATCTTTATATTCTTAATTATTATTGATTCGCACACCCCCACACGCCCCTACACCCACACCCACACCCAACCTTCTTCACCACAAAACCCGGCGCGCCAAATTATTCGCAGAATACCGATTCCGTTTCCAATCCCCCATAATTTTCCCAGAACGCGTCAAATAATTATGTCGGCGTGTTTTATTCCGATGTTTTGTATAATCTTCATATGGATACTGTCCAAAATGAACATATATCTGTTTGACCGGATCCCAAATCATGTATTTTTTATCCTTTTTTGTTGATGGGTACAATTTGGCGGTTCGTCCTAAATAACGATATGCCATTCTCTGAGCAATGACCGGATTTGAATATTTATTCAATCGTTTAGGAAATTTCTTGGATGGTTCAACCAGTGTCATACAATTGAATTATTATATTATCCATATAATATAATATAATCCACTAACCTGTATGACAACCACCCCATCCCCTTCATCATCCATATACAAATCGGGTATTGCATCTTTCGTTTTGCAGATATTAACCGGACTGTTTGACATACACGTTCTATTTTTACCAACACCCGCCTATATGCAAATTCTCAGACAAGTATTGTGGCTCGAAATCATCGTTCAATTGATTGAAGGCTCGTTTTATATATGGCTCATTCGCAATTTCCACCAGATTGATAATATAACGAAATACCGGTATTGGGATTGGGTTTTTACTACACCAACTATGCTGATATCATTCGCAATGTATCTATATTATTTGAAAAACCGCGAAGAATCACAACCTCCCATTCGGGAAAACATAACCACGATTCTGTATGACAAATCCGACGTTTTCTTGCCCATTTTAATTTTGAATACTTTGATGTTGTTGTTTGGATATTTGGCCGAAATAGGTAGAATACCCTTTAAGACCGCCGCGGTATTAGGATTCATCCCCTTCTTCATCATGTTTTATATCATATACGACGTATTTGCAAAGTATACCGATTTTGGACGCCAAATATTCTGGATGTTTTCGGGAATATGGGCGCTATATGGAATCGCCTCTGTAATGTCTTATACGAACAAAAATACAATCTATAATATATTGGATCTTTTTGCCAAAAACTTTTTCGGGATTTTCATTGCCGGATTATTGTATGCCAAACACCATTTTGGAAAATAGTCGAGAATCTCTGAGAAAATAAAATTGAAAACATATTGTTTGTATCTAATCATACAAACAATCATAATATGAATACCAAAACCGAACTTACCAACCAGGCACAGACCCAGGCCCAGACCCATAGCGACTATTCCAGTCTTTCAGACAAGGAGATTGTTGAATTGGACCTCGAATTGTTTAAATCCTACAAGAAATTTTGGAAAAAATTCGACAACATTTACAATTTTCACGATATCCCGGAAATTCCACAAAGCAAAATACACTGTATGATTCCCGGTGATATATTCACCACCAATAATGGAAGGTTCCTCTTGCAGAAAACAACCGGTGGAATGCTCAAGCATATATTACAAGACCCCACAAATTACGAAATCAACCGGATTCGTATGAATCAAAAATATCGCCAGTTTATGATTATTCATCGTTTAGACACGCCGATATTTTACAATTTTGTCGACAAAGAATTTTACGTATATATGAAAAGCTATGAAAAAGACAGAATGCCCGAAATCATTTACGATCGAGAATGTGTAGGTGGCATCCAATATATCAATGATACGCGTAATATATGGAAAGAATGTATCGAACACCACGAATATATGATGGTTTTTCATAATGAGAAACAGGACGTGATATTTTCCGAAACGGCACGCGAATTAATTCAAAATATTATCAAAACCGCGGAAATACACGACATCGAAACGACGAAACCGAAACCGCCACAAATGATTCAAATACCTATCTTACAAAATTCCCTGTATGACAGACACGACGAGAGGTTCTATTGTTACATAAAATGTATATTCTTTGTAAATATTGTCTGTTTACTGGTGGCCCTTTATGCCACAATGATTTTCGTGTAATACGCCCACAATCCCAATCCAACAAAACATTTGGCCGTCAAATCCAAAATGTTCATCGTAATATTCTTGTATTCTTCCGACAAGAGATAGACAAATCCGTACAATCCCCAAATGACAAAATAGAGTAAAAATAATGTATAATTTGCAACCGAATATCTTACACTGACAAATGTGATATATATGACATAAAACATTAATGCGAAACCTACAAACCCGGCCAACATTGCCGATATTTTTGACATGACTCCGACTTCTCCTAAATATCCCATATACAACATAAAATAATTGAGTGCAACAATTAATAACATTGTAGGAAAATGAAGGGGGGTTTTATTACTGCCTCCTATGACCAATGACAGGACAATTAACATAAATGGGGTTGTAATCGACCAATCAATGTATCGCATTTCCGTAATCTCTTTCCAGTCAATATGTATGAAATTTTTTTCGGAATTTCCAATCTTGTCGATGAAAATCGAATAGAAATATCCGGCAACCAGCGAAATACAGGTTTCTAAATTCAATACGTGTCGGACCGTTGGAATTTTTGTACGCATAGCTTCCACGAATGTAATGGTGGCAGTAGTCAGCAATAAGATATAGGTAATCATAAATGAAAATTTCACGTAATATTGGACAGTAGGTTCGTGTTCTTTTTTTGTCAATAATTTGGTGGTATCCGTTGAAACGACGATGGATGGCGCTGTTTTTGTCTCACCTGCATCGTTTGTTTTTTTCGTAATGGGAAGATCGTTTTTTTGAATATTGTCCATTCTTAATATTATATATGTATATTTTTGACAATACCCGAATAAATAAAATTGATTTTTTTTATTAATACATACACATACAACCATTCAACCAACCAACCAACCAACCAACCAACCAACCAACAAAGACTATGCAATCGACACAGACCCCGGTCACGCCCCCAGCCCCACCGCTTATACTCACAAGATACCTGTATGACAAACACAAAGTGTGCGAGGCGATCAAACAGGCGGTCCTACAGAATAATCAAGACAAAACCTTCTTTTGGGTGTACGAATTGTATTTCTCCGGTTTTATAGAAGATGTCATATATATCGCATTTGAGATGTATGACAAGTATTATAAACAACGTTATCCTAAATTAAAAGCGTTTTTGGCGAAAAAAGCACGGGAACTCAGAGAATCGCAAATGGAAGAAGAATATCCCGATGATTCCTTTATTGGAACAATGTTTCATAATATGGCGATATGTATTCCCAGATTGTACGAATCCGAACCCGCCGAACCGTGGAAAGGTCCGAGAAAATATATACTCATTTCATTGGATGAAATAGAACCCTATAGGACCCAAACCGCCAAACAATTGAATGTTCCCACACGGCGATTTCTAAAACAAGTCTGCAAATATTCCTGTATGACACAGACGCCGCCTTCGCCGGCCGTAGATATATGTCCATTACGATTACGCGATTTCAGAGAAAAATGGGAATATTATGCTTCCGAAACTCCGTATTGGCAAAATATATTTTTGAAATATGGCGTTGAAATCGACGCCGAAGACGGAAAAATCCGGTTTGATTCAGAGGAAAACGAAGAATTGTTTTATGAAAAATATGCATATGAACCCGACGAACAGTCTCTGATTGTCCAACAGTATTGTTTGGGATGGGGCGATTCGTCGTGAGTGGCCCGCCCCGCCCCCGGTATGACCCCACACCCCATTATTTGAGTTTGTAGACTATCCAGGTGGTTGCCGCGAAAAGGATGCCTCCCCACAAAGTATCCTGTAGGACAGTTTGCAACCGCCAATTTTTTAATATGGAAAAGGTCGTCGTTTCATATACGCCATATATGACAATTCCCAATAGAAACGCGTCTTGGATCGATCGACCATCGCGAATAATGAAATAATAGAGTCCTAAAATAAGGAATATATAACACGCCAGGGCACTTTCCCATCGGATTTTAAATTCGGTTCTCTGAACAGAAATAACCTGTTTGATAAAAAGGTCGGAATTCAAATACAAGAAAATAATATCCAAAAGTAACATGGTTGCGGAAACCAATCCAATGTCATACAGGGTATTTGCCATTTTGGTCATTTGGAGGGGTGGGTGATTGTGGATATAATATATGGATATATTTTTTATAATTATATATATATTGTATATAATTATTTTTTTGTAATGATATCCAGAGAATCTTGAATGGTTGGTTCAGAGATTTCGGCGAAGGCGGCGGCAGAATCGTTCTGTATAATGACCGCCGAATCAATGGATAGTGGCGGCGCTTTCGGCACCGTAGAACCCACGTGTTCAATATTCTTCTGTTGTAAATACCATTTGCCAATATCCGATACATTCGCCAATATATTCGCCGGTGTATTGTATTTGATTTGCGATATAATCGTATCTGGATCTTCTATACGAATACTGTAGAACCAATATGCGGGAACATACAGAATTTGTCCCGTCAATACCATAAAATCCAAATATTGTATTGTATCCCCCGCCGACGATTTCCACGGATTCTCACACGTCCAAAATTCATAATTTTCATAATCTCTGACAATACCCTTTTTAAAATGTATATAGGACTTCCAATTCGTCATTTTCACCGAAATCTTCCCCGATAAGACACACAGGAAAATACGGTCGTGGGTATGATATCGCATTGGAAACACGGTTTTGGGCGACCCAAATAGAATATCATAATGTGTATGACAGGCATACGCGGGTTTTATATATTCATCCATTCTCTGATACAAATCCCCCATATTGGCATCCGATACGAAATCCCCGTTACATTCACTAATATAATGGCCACGGGCATCCGATAATATCAGAGAATTCAAACTCTTGTATGAAATCACGACATAATCCACCGAATTCCGCGGCGATTCTGTCCAATAATCATCCGTATCTTTCAGACAAACATCTATTTGACCCATTTGTTCTAAATACACTTTTGGACTTTGACGATAGAAAAACTCAGAGAATACATTACGGAATTCAAAGACAATTGGCTGTTTGACATTACACGCAGTTTGTAACTCCCGATTATCCGTATAATCCATTTCATATAATTGCAATTTCTCTGAACGTTTGTATTGTTGCATTACGTGCATATATACGAATAATACAATGATGAATATCACGAATCCAATAAAAAAGTTCATATAATATTTATGAACTTTTTCTAAACAAATATATAAACGAGTTTGTTCAAAGATTTGAAAATATCTGATAAAAAATATATAAAACGTATTTCACAAGATATATAATGGGAAATACAAATAACAAAACAAAAAAGTCGAATATATACTATGATAGTGAATATACGACATTAAATACCGACCAAATACAACATATAAGACAAAACTATAAAGTAATTGATGTAAATTGGTTCGATGAGGTCGAAGTTCATTCAAAAACGTTCAATGACCAATATTTCCGAAAATCGCCGGAAAAAGAACAGGTTGTCAATAATATGTTGGAATTTTATTTGAATGATAAACATAGACACGTTTATAAATTTACAGATTATATGTGTGACAAAAACGAAAAAATATGTATATGTAATACACATGCAGAAGATTTTCGAAAAATATACGATGTGGCGAAATATACACCAAATACCAAATACATTAGTTGGTGCAAAAAAATCGCCGAACAAGATGAAACGAAATAATACTGTTTGACACCCCCCACTCCACGCCAAAGGATGTGTGTGTGTGCATGTGCACGCACAATGTGATTTATGAAATCAATATAAAAAATATACCACAATATATGTAATCATACAATGGGCAATTCAATATCAAACGAAGACCGAAATGAAACAATCGAAATCTTGGATGAAATATTTAATGGTGATTTTCCCATTTTAGATATCGGAAAAAGAGAAGGACAAACCGGATATATCGATTTCATTTTACCAAGTGAATTGAACGAATATAGTATTATGAAAGGGGTCGATCATGCCAATCGGAGGTTTCTGGTATTCAAATCGGAAACAGTCTTAAATGGTATAACAGTTCAAATGTTTACCACTTTCTTTCAGAGATATTCGAATAATCCTACATTATATCATACTGCCGGAAATCATACAAAGTACCTGTTTGACACAGCGGGGGGATGTAATTTAATCAAATTGAAATATCTGCGCGATTTATTGAAGAATCAGGTGCTTCATTTGAAATATTACGATGTCGAGAAACTCAATGTTACCTATAGGTCATTATACAATTATTCCGATGAAGACAAAACGGCGGTGAATGATACGGTTCGTATTGGATGGTCGATTCAAGATGAATCACCGGCACCATCACCTATATCCACCGACGAGTATGAAGGTCTTACAACCCCTCTGCCTCCCATCCCCGAACCACCGAATATGCCTCCGACACATATAATATCATAGTTGGGGGTCGGTCGTCTGTATGTCTTTTTGAAAATAATCAATTGAAAAAAAATATAAAATACTTATTATATATTATATAATTATTATGAAATATATAATAAATTTTATAAAAAAATTAATACCAAAACAATTGGATAAACCACTTGGTAGATGGAGAATTGAAAATTGTAATAAACAGATGAACCATAAAATCGATTTATCGAACGAAGACCATTGTGGTCCTTGTGGTCAATACGCATTACAAAAAATAGAATCCATAGACAATAAAAAAGAAATTCAAATTGTAAAATCCAAAGAAATATCTAATCCAAAATAATATCTATACAAATTCATATTTTTTCACAAACGCAAATATTTCATTGTTTTTCTTTTTCCCCTTTTCCCCCTTCCCCCCCCCTTCTTACTTTTTTTACTTGAATTACTTGAATTACTTGATTTTTTCCCATATCTATAAGGTTCGGAGAAATTAAACTTCTCATTTGGATTAACCCAATGATCAATTAATCTATTAGTTTTTTGGGATATTTGTTCAATTACTCCTCTTTGTTCCCAATAATGATTGAGCGCATCGTTCGTGTTTTGATAAAAAATATAATCTCTTGGAGTATCTTTGCTAAAACTTATAGGAATTTCACCTGTTGGTTTCATATTTTTATAATCTGGATGTACAGATTTCACATCTTTAAAATAAGTCCAACCTTCTTTTTCGCCTACATATGTTCCTACACGTTTGTTAACTAAATATAATTTTTGACCTGGTTCTAGGTTGTCATCACGCCTTTTAAAAAAATAACTCCGATGTTTTATTAAATCTTTATGTTCAACTTTAATCATTCTTGCTTTATTTGAATTTGAACCCGACATTATATATATATATATATATATATATACATTTACACCCTTGAAGATTTAATTTACTAAATTTACTAAATTTACTAAATTTACTAAATTTACTAAATATGTTTATATTTTTCTCAAATAATATATATGACTAAACATATGAAAGAAGATTATAATATTTATGCCGTTAAATATTATATGTAAAATGATGTAAAAAAATTTCCTAGGCGGCCTGCGGCCGCCCCCACACCACTATACAACCAAAACCCCTGTGGGAAAAGGGAAAAAATTCCGTATAGGATTATTCTGGTGACTTATCTCTTGTAAACAACACGGCATCGGTGGCAACTCTTCAATCAAATTATGATTGCAAAATAGAATTTTCAATTGGTTCATTTCGGTCATACAGGGTAAATTCCGTATTTGATTGTGTCCACAATACAATCGAATCAATTGTTTCGGTAATACGGATAATCGTGTAATACGATTATTATTGCAAAACAAAAGACGCAAACGTCTTGGTAATATTGGTAATTCTATTAATTTATTATGATTACAATATATCTGAATAATTGAATCCGGTAAACCGAATGGCAATCGAATCAACGAATTGTAATTACATATCAACGTCTGTAAACTATGCGACAAATGTACATTCGGTAACTGTTTTAATCGGTTATTCGATACATTTATATATTCCAACGAATATGGCAATCGGTCAATCGTTTCCAATCCACAATGAGTTATGTGTATGATTTTCACTTGATTCGAAATATTCCGAATCGAACGAATCAATATATCGGAAACCAATACCTCTTTTATATTCATGAATCGCGAAAAATCCAAATTTATTTCGGGAGCATTATAATTGAACTTTCCACGATGATTCATAAAATAATCATTGTATAAATGCGTAACTTGATTAATTTCCGTTTTATACGTTTCGTCTTCTTGTGATAATATCATATTGGTTACATTCAACTTTTCAATACTATTATAAAAATCGAGATATTGCAATATAATTTCTTCCGTGATTTCCAAAGTATCCAAATCCAAATGTTTCTGTAGGACAAATGCATAAAACAAATCTCCTAAAAAAATGAATTTCTCCGTAATCGATGAATATATTTTGAAAATTGTCGGAAAACATTCGGTTATTTTTATATAATGTTTATGAATATCTGTATATTGTTGTGCCATATCCATATCAAAATATATTGTATTGTATTGTATTGTATAATATTATTATTTTTTATATTTGTTTGTTTTGTTTGTTTGTTTGTTGGGGGGATAGGTTTGTTGGTGGGATAGGTAAGTAGGTAGGTATGGTATACCTTATGAATCGTTGTCGCTACTTACTTTGGGCGCTAAATAAAACATCATTTTGGCATGCTCGTCACCTCCCAAATAATACGCAATCTTTATAGGATAATCCGGCGAAACTTTGATTTCGATTTCTTTCGAAAGTTTATTATATAGACAAATATTTGATAGACATTGAAGACTAAAAGACAATTCCAATTTCTCGCCTTCGTTTATTGCAAATGCGGATAAATCGTCAATGTTGATTTCGACCGACATTTTGCCATTATCCGGACTCTTGGAAAACAACACGATTTTCTCTTCACTGCATTCGATATCCATCGTATCTCCAAAGACTTTCAATTGATTTATTAATGCGGAAAAGTATCCAGATGAAAGCGTAAATTCGGCTTGATAATCCGTCTCGGGAATCGACATCGTTTCGGATTCGAGGTCAATCAGTGGTACTTCGAAAAACTTGTCATAACAATTCTTGTCTTCACTTGTAAAATGGATATTTAGGTGGTCATCGTTTGTCGAATTCGATGTGATACGTATATGATGCAACCGATCGCGGGTATTCAAAATCTTGAACAATATTTGCGAACTAATTCCAATATTGTTGGAGGCTTGACACTCGTATTTGTCGAACCATCGTGCAGGTAATGTAATTTCGAAAATCATTACTCGTGCGGAATCCATGGATTGAATGTAGAGACGTTCAGGTTCAAACAGGATATTTATATGTTCGGAAAAGACCTTCATATGTTGGAAAATGATGGAGAATATCTCGGCCTTCTGCGTGTTTTCGATAAAAATATTCATTTTGTATATTGTATATTTGTGATTTTTTATGTGTTTATGAATCAATTTTAAATTATATCATATTATATTTTTTAATTCTACCGTGTGTTTGACAATTTCGGCCAATTTATCTACACTCTGTTCTTTGTCATATTTTACCATTTTCTCTTTTATATTTGGATGAACCATATACATAAACAATTTCGAAATCGTTTCAATCATTGAAGGTGTATTATAAATATACATATGCGTCATTTTATTAAAAAATACATTATTATTATTCACTCTCTGACAAAATTGCTCAATTACCGATTTATGACGTTCCGCAGATGTGATTGTAAACCCATCCAAGTTAATATGCATTTCATATGTATAATTGGGTCCGGTAGCCGTACATTCCAACATTATATTTATCAGTTTGTCCAATAATTGTTCGTATATCGAAGTATCAATATATATCTTGATGATGGAATAATCAACGAATATACTACTTTGGGAAAACTTATAAATCGAAACCCGAATTAAATTGTCGACCGAAATCTCCTGAATAATCCTGTTGGACAAATCCTGTTTCTGCGATTTCTTGAAAAATATATTCTTTGAATTCTGTGCATAAAAATCGGCCTTTATATCTTGGATCTTTTGGATAATTTGTATATTGGATAATGACATTTTTTTAATAAAAAAAACGTAGATATGAATAAAATATATAACGTTTTTATATATTTTACTTTATGATTTGTATTTTGGAATGAATGAAATCTACCATTACACACCCACCAACCCGCCCATTAAACACCCGCAATAGACACACTCTTTTTACCCGATTTACCTGTATGGGGTGTAGGAGGTGGTTGCGAAACCACAGCGGCCACGGGGGCTAATGGGGGGACCGGTGCCTCGGCCACAAGAGGAGATAAATTTTCTGTTTGAATCGTCAATGACTCTGCTGGCGCTGCTTCCAACGTAATATTCTCCGCAGTCTCAGTATTTACACCAGACGCATCCGACACATCTGACACAAATGTAGACGGCATTCGCTCTTCCAAAAGAACGCGATTCACATCCATCGTATATGATTGCAACTTTAATACAATCTCTTTTATATTTGAGAGTTCCTGTGTCAAAAATTCAAATCGACTCTCATATTCCGATAAAATCTCGCCAATCGGAAGTTCCACTTCGCCATCTTGTAACGGCTCTTGGTTTTGGATTCCTGTCATAGAGGATAATTGGGGCGATACGCCCACGCCCACTCCCACACCCGCAGCTTGAGCATCCCTTCTCTCCTTTTCGGAATTTTCTAATGCAAGCAAACGCCCATTTATGACATTTATTACCTGTTGTAGAGTAAGTCCTCCCTGTGGAGGCGCACCCCCGGGTTGTGGTCGTCCCATATCCATACCAGGTGGCGGAGTATTTACGGGAGGTTGAATACCGGCGCGTCTTTTTCTGGCTGCTGCAACTGCACTACTCATTTATATAGGTATGTACATGAATACGCGTATTCTCTAAATGGTTTTGATAAAATATAAAATAATATATATATATATATGTCAAAGTCAAAAAAACAAATTTCACTCCGGAAATTACTCCTGCCTCGTCATCCTGTTCTTCACGGTCCAATAAATATACATGATATTTATGGAAGAAACATTCCAGGATATGCTACATATGATCAAAATGACTCTTCATTAACATTTAGCGATAATGGTAGTAATGGTAGTCAAAGAACGCGTACATTTGACTTACTTATGATTCCGAATATTACTATGAACACTTTAGATGAATGGAAAGGACGATTAGATACTAACTGTAGTATTAATCATGATGTATCTTGCACTATAAATTCGTTTGCATTATTAGGATTGATTAGTAGAGAACAAGCAATTATTCTTTCTATATATAGAAATTCATTGCATAGACCAGCTTCTGATACTGAAATTATACAGGCAACACAATCTACAAATGATATGAGAAGTTTAAAAAGATATAAAGAGTATATTATGGCAGATTTTCACCCGAACTCACTTACTACGATCACTGAAAATATGGGTATAAATGATGCAATACTTCTTAATTTAATTTATCATGGTAGTAATTTTGGACATACTGTAGTTTTATTAAAAACTGTACTTGATAATGGAAAGGTAGAAATTATTTTGGCGGACCCACAACGTGTTGAACGGTATGATGGTATGGCCAATATTATGAATTATTTATTTCGACCCCCACCTTTATTGGTTGATAAAATTTCATTAATATATATGGATCGTAGTTTTAAAACCTTGTTACCACAACATGATGAAGTCGATAAAAGAATGCGTGTTAGTCCAACATTTGAGGAAAAAATGGCTTTAACATCTGTACCAAGATTCTCAATGGGTAAGAGAAGTAGTCCAAAAAAAACGAAAAAGAAATTACCGAATAAGAAATTACCGAAAAAGAAAGGTGGGAAGACAAAAAAGAGAAATGTAAAAAAAGCATAAATACATTTTGCAATTTATTAATAGTTCTAATTATGAATTTTACGGATAACTCTCGATTCATAGATACACTTTTATCGACGATTTTCATTACAAGTGTCACTTTTCTTGTGCAAAATCTCTCTATTCGAAATATCCAATTCATAGATTTCCATCAAATATATTTTTGGATAAAATCCCTTTTCTATAAAAAACATTCTGTAGGATTTGAAGGGAAACAATCGTTTATTATCAATAAATTCGAGAGAAACCCCATTATATCCGTATGTTTCTCCGATAATTTCAAAGCATTGTTTTACGATATTATCAAAAAGACCAAACAGAATAATGGCGTGTATGACATCCAAGAGTATATTACAGCATCCAATACTCAACGACATCAATCCGATTCCAATGTAGAGGCAGATATGTATATAATCACACAGAAAAAACCGATTTTATATAATAAAGAATTACAGATATATGCGATTACGAATATCGAAAAAGAATCGTCGGATACGGATAAGCGGTCCTACACAACCGATAAAATCATAATCACCCTTTTCTCGTATACTTCGACGGTTTCTCAGATTCTCGATTTCGTCAATAAAATCAAACACAAGTATCTGGAACATATTGAACAAGATCGTAAAGGGAAACAGTTTATATACAGTTTAAGACAAACAGTGAAAGACGATTCAGAGAATAACCAATTATGGAATGAAACTATCTTTGAAAGCACGCGGACATTTTCCAATATGATTTTTGAAGGAAAAGACGCCATTCTCAAAAAAATCGATTTTTTTATTCATAACAAATCGTGGTATTATGAAAACGGCATCCCCTATACATTGGGAATTGGACTTTATGGACCACCCGGTACGGGCAAAACGTCGTTTTTTAAGAGTCTCGCGAATTTAACCGGTCGACATCTGGTCATTCTATCTCTGAAACACATTAAAACC